TTATGAGGGGATGGGTGGAGTTCCGAAGGGGACACGGCGGCGCCTGCGTGGAGCGGGGGTATGCACAGCCTGCGGCAGAGCGGACGATGGTGCGGCGGTGTCCGGCTGAGGGGTGGTAGCATCTGAGTGGGTTGTGTCTGAGGGAGCGGCGGGATCCGGGGCTGCGGGGCCGGGGGTGACAAGGATGGTGAAATCATCGTCGGACATGGCTTCCAGGCGGGCGCGGAGGGCGGCGTGTTCTTCGGGGGACATTGTGATTTTCTTAGGCACTGCAATTCTCCTTTCCTTCCCGGCTGCTCTGGGGCAACTTGTTGACGGCTTCCAGCATGGGGTCTACGCTGACATGGATGTATTTTTCAGTGGTCGAGAATTTGGCGTGGCGCATGACCTTTTGAATGACGCTGGGGGGAACATTCTCCAGGGCCAGGGTGGTGGCGGCTGTGTGGCGGCAGGAATAGGGGGTCAGGCGGCGGGTCCCGGCCCGGGCCAGGGTGGCGTAAAACGTATCGTAGAAATTGTCTTTGTTGATACTGATAAGTTTTTCACCGGGGGTATGGGTACAGAGGTCTTCCAGGACGGGGAGCAGGAAGTCGGCAAGGACGATGGGGGTCTGCTTTCGCTCTTCGGTTTTGATGCCCGCGCCGATGATCTGCTTTTCGGTCCAGTGGATTTCGTCCTTGCGGGCACCCAGAAGTTCTCCCGGCATCATGCCGGTATAGATCATGAGCAAAGCATAGCCTGTCCACCAGTTCCCGGCCAGGTAGTCTTTCCAGAGAAGCTTGACTTCATCTGCGGTGAAGGGCTTGCGCTCTTCGGCCTTGGCGGGGGGAAGCTCCAGAAATTTGGAAAGGTTCAGGGAAACAAACTGGTCCCGCATGGCCAGCTGGTAGAGTTTGGAAAAAAGGTTTTTGATATCCTTGCAGGTATCGTAGGTCTCTGCTACGGAATCCATGGTGTCCTGAAGGTCGAAGCTGGTAATGCGGTCGATGCGGCGGAACCAGAGACGTTTCACTTTGTTCCAGGCGATGGTGTATTTATCCTTTCGGACGATCTCCTCATAGCTGCGGGAATGGGTGAAGATTGAATACAGATCCTGAAGGGTCGGGATCTTGCGGGGCGGCTCCTGGGTGAGGGTCGGCAGATATTCCATGGCGGCCTTCTTGGTAGGGAAGCCGCCTTTGACGGAGCGGATGGCCTTTACTTTGCCGTCTTCCTGGACGACGTAGCCATGGACATAGGCGCACTCCCAGGTTTTGCCCCGCCGGTAGACGGAGCCGGTTCCGCTGGGGCGGGTGCGCCGGGAGCGGGGCCTGGCACCGGATGCCTGCTTTTTGCCGCAGGCGGGGCAGAACACGGCGCCGGGCGGCAAAGCCGCGCCGCATTTGATGCAATTGGGCATAGAGGAATCTCCCTTTAAGTGTAACTGTAAGATGCCTTTCCGGAGTACGCAATGACCTCAAATTCTGGACCCGCGTATACACCGATTCGGAACGGATATGCCATAAAGCCGGATAACGGTTTCATGGTTGGTAAAATGGATATATGGGGGTGTAAATCTATTATAGGCGGCGTGGGGCTGAATGGTCAATGTGTAAAATCGCCAAAAATTGGCGCAGAAATTTGGCGGTGAAATCGAAAAAAAGTGCAAACTATAGTTGGCATTTTGCCCCTTGGGGGCGGAAAATCTGCTAAAATAAGGGTGCGGGGTGTGTACAAAGAGAACAAGATCCGGTTTTACAGGGAATATGAGGGCCTGAGCCAGAGGGAGGTTGCGCGGAGAGTTCGGATATCGAGCACGGAAATGAGCAATATTGAAAGGGGCGTGAAACTGCCGAATGTGATAACTGCCATACGGATCGCGAAGGTGCTGAGGGTGACTGTGGAAGCGCTTTGGGAGGCGGAAAAATGAGAGAAACCTATCTGAAGTACATAGAAGAATTTTTGGGGAAAGCTTCGGAACGACAGTTGGAACAGATCCTCATTTTCCTGTTTCATTTTATGGGAACGTGAGGGTCCATGGGAAAGTTTTCTTGTGATTCTGGTGGTCAGGTATTATAAAAATCGAAAGATTTACAGATTTTTCTCCAATTATGCGGAAAAATGCTTGAATTTTAGAATTTTGCATGATACTATAGCAGTGAAATCAGAAATGTCTTTCGTATGGAGGCATTGAAAGGAAGATATTTATGGCAAAGGTAACGATGTTTGCCCTTTGTGATTCTGTTAACAATGTGCAAGGGCCCCAGGGCAGGATGCTTACAACTCTGGTGGAACCGCGGGTCGTTCTGCGGCCGCTTTATATTCCGGGAAATTTCTCGTTTGGGGTCACTGTTGGAGTCTGCGGGGTGGACCTGGATAAACCGGCTTCGATTTTGGTCAAGATTTTAGGCCCGGGTGGAGATACTGCATATCAGCTGGGGGAGTTGACCGTACCGGCAAGCGGGGGAGATTCCACATTGCCAAGGACATATCACGGCTTTATGTTTAACATGGATATCCGGAATATGCCCGTCAAGGCGGAGGGAACTTACAAATTTGTATTGACAGTGAATGGGGAAGATCTGGAAGCCCAGGAGATCCCTATTTTTAGAGGTGTTGCAGATGATGCGCGCAATTAAACCGGGAGTTTCGGTTCAAACGAATGCTTTCGGCGCGAGTACGGGCGTTGGTAATACGCTTCAGGTGATCGGTGCGTGCGTATGTGCCTTGGCGACGATTTCCTATTCTTCGGGCGGAGGATCTGTTATGACAGAGCGCGTCTTAAATTCGGGATATGTATCTGTTTCGACGGAATCAATGCCGGAGGTAGTATATAATGACGGCGGCATGATTGCTTATTCTACGGATTTGGAGGGCGCTGCCGGAGTGAATGGAAAGCTTGAAGCGAATCTCCGGGTCATGAACGAGATTGCCGGACTGAAGGACGGATGGAACGGGAATGGAGCGGATGCCTTTTCAAGCGAACTGACGAACCGATGCAGGGGTATTCTGCGGCGGTTGGAAGTTCAGCCCGATGTGTTCCCGACAGGCGAGGACAGCATACAGTTTGAGTGGGAGAAGGACGATGGCAGCTACCTGGAAATGGAAGTCTTTGAAGACGGAAGAATTTCGATGTATCTGCAGCAAGCAAATGGGGCCTGGGAAACTGACGAGATCAAATCGGAAGAAATAGGTGAGAAATTGCATGGATTTATTGCCGGAGACATTTGAGCGGGAGGAGCAGTTGCTGCGCGCGGTCCTGCCTGCGGACCGGAGACCTGACTACTGGAAGGGGAACAGGCTGTCCAGCGCTGTTTTCAAGGACAAAAAGGGGCTGTCTGTAGAACGTACATACGACAGGTCACTGGAGGCGTCCGTTCAGTTTATGCGGGGGCACTTGTTGGGGAACATTGCTTCCGTTACAGTGGGGGATTGTGAATCGACGGATGCGGTGGCTGTATATTTACCGTCACTGCACAATAAGTACCACAGTGAGATCCATGGTTCAGCTGAGACAAAGGCATTGAATCCGCATCAGGCGCGTTTCCTGGCGGAAAGAGCGCAGATGGTATATTCCGTCAGCATTTCAACGACATGACAGCTCAGGGCTTGCAGGGCGCAAGCGGAAAAGAATGCCCACAGAGTTGATCTCCACATGCTCTATGTGGAGATCATCAAATTTCAAAACAGTGACAAATTGTATTTGACTTTTTCTTTTTTTGCGATAGTATATTGACACAACGAACGTGGTAAATGTCCACCCCTCCGTTGTGCCCATAAATAAGCCCTTGGTAGTACGCCCCCGTCAATATGGGATCGGCCGAGCCCAGGGGTTTGTTTTTGATAAGCCCTGGCGCTGAATGCGCCGGGGTATTTTTGTGCCTTTTACTGCTGCTACAGATAGGTTTAACGCGCATGGGAAAGCCCCTTGCTGGTTTATTGACCGGCAAGGGGCGGTTTTAGGTTTCGGGGGGATGCTGAGGGATTTCCCTATGGGTTTTTCTGTTGGGAATCGCGGAGCAGGTCCTCTATATGGGACAGCTGGCTGATGATGATAAAGTTTTGCTTGACAATGGCGGAAAGGGCAGCGGCGGTCATGGCCTGGGGGCCGGTGCCGAAGAGCTGTGTATTGGTGGTGAGCAGATTCTGGGCGGCGACGTCATCGGCCAGCTGACGGATGACGGGCATATAGCTGTCGTCCAGGTCGCCGAGCTGGAATTTTTCAATCAGGTTCCATGTACGGCTGTCGGAAGAGAATAGGGACATTGGGAACACCTCCATTTGAGATATGCTTATTATACCGATGGGGCTGGCAATGTGCAATTCGTCAAAATTACATAAAATTTTGCGGAAAGTTTGTGCAAGAACGGGATTTTCAGCGGGACAGGGGGAATGTATAATAAGACGACAGGGGGGGACGGAATGGAAATTTTTATTATTGTCGGCGTCGTGCTGGCTTTGATATTCTGGTATTACATAAAGCAGAATATAGATCGGGAGAATGGAAGCGAATGGAATGGCAGGGCGGGATGGAGCGACTATACGGACGAAAAGCTGCGGCATATTGGAGACAGCGCTTTTGAAACGAGGGATCCGGGAAAGCTGAGGGAGAAGCTGGACCATATGGACTACCTCTATGAATCGGCTAAGGGCAATCGGGAATCCGAGCGGACACTGGAGAACATCCGGTTTCACAGAGAAGATGTGCGGGAAGCTTATGAAGACGCACTGGAGACAAAATGGGAAGAAAAAATGCAGCCCATTGCGGAGGAACTGGACTGTAATATCTCGATGGTGTTGGAGGATCCCCAACACGGGATCGAGGATATTGACGATGTGATCCGGGCCAGGAACAAGGCGATGCGGCTTTATGACAAATACTGGGAAATGGGGCGGGCCTTCAATGACAAGTATGGAAGCAATGTTTATATAAAAGGCTACCTTCTGGAAAATTCCAATTGGAAAGAGCTGGTGGGGTCCGAGAGCGCATTGCGGGAGGCACTTGACAAGGCTGTTGAGCAGCTGAAGCCGGAACAGAGGCGGAAACGGGCGCTTTACCGGAACGTTATGGAATACGTTGCCAAAGGAGAATCGGTGCAGCGGGCGGCGCTGCTGAAGAATCCCTTCCCGGAGGCAACGGCAGAGGAGGTCCGGTTTTGCTACCTGGGACTGCTGCGGGAGTACAAGCTGGTGGAGATCAAGATCGGAAACCGGTGGTTTGTGACGCTGTCGGACAAAGAGAAGGAAAAGCGGGAAAAGGCGGCGGAGAAGAAGAGAATAGCCCAAGAAAAGAAAACAGAAAAGGAATCGCCCGTTTCGGAGGATGATTTGACGGCGCAGGGTACATAGGAAAAACTGCTGCGCATCACTGGAAAGTAATTTATGTGTAAAAAAGGCCCTTGCTGGTTTTTGAACCGGCAAGGGTCGCTTTTTATTTTTCGGCATAGGGGCTGTCCGGGGGGAGGTCTTTGAGGGCTTCGGGGTACATGGCTTTTATATAGGCGAGGGCGGCCTGGGTGACGGCGGGGATATACTCCGGGGGGATTTTGGCAACGGCGCGGATGAAACGCTGCTGCTCTGTATCGGCATGGCCGATGGCGGAGGAAAGGACAGCGGTGATTGCGTCCTCTTCGGCTGTGGCGGAGAACATTTCCCCTTCGCCGGTGCGGAGCCAGAGTTCATTTATGCCATGTGCTTCGCACACGCTCCAAATAACGGGGTCTTTGGGTACGGTTTTTCCGTACTCGATATTTTTAAGTTCACTTCGGGTACGGTGTGCCTTTTGGGCGAAATCTTCCTGAGATAGATTCAGCGCCTCACGGGCTTCACGGAAGCGCTCATTTATTGTGCTCACGGTGTTTCACCTCCTTTTCTCGCATTTTATCATAGCATGGATGGGTTGTCAACACAAAAGAAACGAAAAATAATTTTCTAAATGGCTTGACAATCCATAATCTAAATGCTACAATGGGTCCACAACCCAAATAAAAGGTGCTGACAACACAGGAGGTGAGACCATGGAAAGATTGAATCCTGAAATGAAAGCAGCTCTGGAAGAGCTGGGGGCGGCGGCGAAAAAGCTGGGGCCTGAAGCGATCCGGGATCTGGCCCGGAAGCTGGAATTTACGGCTGGCGTGCTGGATATCCAGGGCGAGCGGAAGAAAGCAGGCTGAGGTTAAGGTTTTAGGAGGAATCAGGCAATGCTATTGGTTAGATCGGACACAAAGACCACGGAGATCATTGAGGGAAGCGGCAGCGACGAGGAGCTGCTGAAAGACGCTGCGAATATTGCGGATGCGGTGCTGGGGGTGCTGGCGAATGGGGAGCCCCAGCTGCGGAAGGTATACGCGGAAATACTGGCAAGCTTCGTTTTGGTGGTCGGGGAGCGGGGTACGAAGATCAAGAGCGGGACCCATATCCGTGTGCCGCAGGAGAAAGCATGAAGGTATACGAGATCATGAGCCGGGTGGTGGTGGGGCGGGGAGAGACGATCCACTGCATCCGGCTGAACCCGGACGGCGGGAAGGTTGAGGAAAGCCGGATATCCGAAGAGGAACTGCATAAGGGCGGGTGCCTCCCGGCCTGGATGTATGTGGCGGATATTGGGATTCTGGAAATCGGAAGCACCGGAGTTACGGTTTACTACGTTATGGAGCGGAAAAATTTGGACAATGGGGTGTGCGGGTGACAGAGCAGGTACCGCCCCTCATCGGTCACGGCCCGGAGGGCCGCGACAGCTTCGCATTTTATGGTATAGCTGCCACTGGCAGCTATGGTGGATAGTGATTCGCTGCGCGGAGCACCACCCCAAGGGAAGCCTTTGGAAAGGAGAATCATCAATGACACTGGAAGAAATGAAGCACTCGGATAAGGAATTTCTGAGCCCGGCGGATGTGGCGGGGGTTATGAAGAGTGACCCGCACAGCATCCGGGTGACGGCACGGCAGAGACCGGAGCTGCTGGGGTTTCCGTTTACGTTTTCCGGGAACCGGATGAAGATACCCAGAACGGCGTTTTTGACGTGGATGGGCGTGAAAATGTAAAACCTTGCCGGGTGGGGCTCACCCGGCGGCACGGTGGGACAGGGATGGGGCTTTTATAGAGGACAAGCCTTCCGGTTCGATTCCGGATCCCACTGCGGGGGCGGATCGTTGTTGACACCCCGGAAAGACGGGGCCGCGGCGGGCGGAAACCCGCTACCAGCAGTAGGCCCACAGGGACCTGGGCCCTGATACACGGCGAAACCGGATGGGAATACGGACGCCGGTCAGCCGCTCGACTGCGGCCCCAACGCAGGGGCGGAAGCGGCAGCGTGGCAGCCTGGAGAGACAGGCAAAACGCCGGTATAGGTCAATGGCAGACTACCAGCTTCCCAAGCTGGGGGTGCGGGTTCGATTCCCGTTACCGGCTCCAAGGGGTTTGGACGGCCCCTACCTCCGATTTAAGTTTATTGCTGGCAGCTCGGAAAGACGGGCACCCCCCAGTCAGCTGCGCTGACAGCTCCGCTTTGCATTAAGAGCTTGTACGCCGCAAGCGGCTACAATCTCTATACCTTTCAGGGGAGCCAAGGGGGATGATATAGGTGCGGGATCAGGGCGAAGGGCTTGAAGGCCTGACCGGGTTCGACTCCCGGGGCACCTGCCAGGGGCGCATACGCTGGTCCCCTTAGACATGGGAGAATCTTCGGGTACTTCCTACACAGCTGACGGCAGGGAAAGACCGCGCCGCCGGGTTTTAGCCATGGCCCGGCGGATTTCATAGCGAATTCAGGGACGGAAGACCCTGCACTGATTGAGAAGGAGGAATACCGGGAAATGGAAACATGCCAGCAGCGCATGGAGCGGATTGATGCCAAGAAACGAATTGCCGACTTTATGGTGAAGGAGCAGCTGCCCTACGAATTCAAGGTGAAATACGCCAGAGTCCGGGTCCAGGAGTTTGTGCGGGAATGCGAAAAGCGGGATCTGAACTACCACGTCTCCGTGGGCGGGCTGGACAGCATTACCCTGTTTCTCTTTCTGAAATCCATCGGCATTCATGCCCCTGGGATCAGCGTTTCTTACCTGGAAGATAAATCCATCCAGGAGATACACAGGCGGCTCGGTTTGGAATGCCTGCGGTCCGCGGTGCAATACACAGAACCAAACGGACGGGAGCACCGGTGGACCAAGCAGAAGATCATCCAAGAGTACGGCTTTCCGGTCCTGAGCAAGGAGATCGCCTCCAAGATCGAGCTGCTGGAGCACCCGACTGAGGGAAACAAGACCGTGCGGCACGCCATTGTGACCGGCGAAACCGGGGAATACGGCGGCTTTCAGACGGACAGCCGGATGAAACTGAGCCAGAAGTGGTTGGAACTGTTTGCCGGGTACGCCAACGAGGAGGAAGGGACCCTTTACAAAATTGCCCCGTTCCAAGTATCGTCCAAGTGCTGCTATTTCCTGAAAGAAAAGCCCTGCGACGACTGGGCCAAGGCGCACAACAGCGTCCCCTTCCTGGGCCTGATGGCATCGGAAGGCGGGCGGCGGGCAAAGAGTCTGCGAATCAATGGCTGCAACTACTTCGGCACTTCTACGACCAGATCAGCGCCATTCGCGATCTTCAGCCGACAGGATCTGCTGCAGCTGGCTCTGGATCTGGAAGTCCCTGTGCCGGAGATCTACGGGACCATCGAGCGAAAACCGGACGGGACGCTATACACCACCAAGGCCCAGAGGACCGGCTGCTCCATGTGCGGTTTCGGCGTACACATGGAAAAGCGGCCCCACCGGTTCGACCTGATGCGGGAACGGAATCCGAAGGAATGGGAGTTCTGGATGTACCGTTGCTGCACGGACCCGGAAACCGGGGAAAAGTTCGGCTGGGGCCGGGTGTTGGACTATATCGGGGTAGGCTGGGAGACACCGCCGGGGCTGTGCCCGGGACAGATGTCGCTGTTTGAGGAGGAATCATGAAACAGACGGATCTTTTCGAAAAGATCATCGTTGACAACTTCGCCGGAGGCGGCGGTGCATCGACAGGAATTGAGCTGGCTTGTGGCAGACCTGTGACCATTGCCATCAACCATGACCCGGACGCAATTCTCCTGCATCGGACAAACCACCCCTATACGGAGCATCTGCAAGCATCTGTTTGGGATGTTGACCCGGAGCAAGTTGTCCGGGGGCGGAAAGTGGGGCTTGCCTGGTTCAGCCCAGACTGCAAGCACTTTTCCAAGGCCAAGGGTGCGGCCCTAGTTGACCGGAATATCCGGGGCCTTGCCTGGATCGTCCTGCGGTGGGCGGGAACGGTGCGGCCAGACGTGATTCTGCTGGAAAACGTGGAGGAATTCGTCACCTGGGGGCCGGTGCGGAAGGGGAAGCCCGTAAAAAGCAAGGCGGGACAGACCTTCCGTCAATGGAAGCGGCAGCTGGAAGACCTGGGGTACACCGTGGAATACCGGGTGTTGGTGGCGGCAGATTATGGCGCGCCAACCACCCGGAAGCGGTTTGTGCTGGCGGCCCGGTGCGACGGCAGGCCCATTGTCTGGCCGGAGCGGACCCATGCGCCCCGGAACAGTCCGGAGGTCAAGGCCGGGAAACTGAAAACCTGGCGGAGCGCGGCGGAGATCATAGACTGGAGCATTCCGGGGTATTCGATTTTTCAGAGCAAAGAGGAAATTAAGCGGGAATTTGGCGTTACGGTGGTTCGGCCGCTGGCGGAGAACACCCTGCGGCGGGTGATCCGGGGTGTGGACAAGTTTACGCTGAGAAGTGGAGAACCGTTCTTGGTGCCTACCGGATATGGAGAGAGGAATGGACAGGCTCCAAGGGTTCATGATATCAATGAACCGGTGCCAACGATTGTGGGAGCGGGAAAGCATCAACTGGCAGACCCGCTGCTGGCACCATTTACAGCGACAAATACCAGCAACAGTGTTGGAGCACCGGCTTGTGACCCGGTACATACTGTGACAACCGCCGGGAACCAGATGCTAATAACTTCGCATCTGGTCGAGTGCAACCATGCAGGCGGCGGTCATATCACTGACGCACGCGAGCCATATAAGACTATTACAGCGAAGCACACGGGTGGCATTGTGGCAGCGAATCTGATTCAGTACCACACGGAGCAAACGGAAAATGTTCGTGCGAATGGACTTGAAGCACCCATCAATACCGTGGACGCTTCCAACCGATACGGCTTTGTGAGCGCAAATCTGGTTGAATACTACGGAAACGGGAATCCACTGGACATTCGGGAACCAATGCACACAGCAACGAGCCATGACCGGGAAAGCCTGATTGCGGTGCATATCCAGAAATACTTCTCTGGCGTGATAGGGTCGAAAGTGGAAAAACCGCTTCCGACTGTTACCGCAGTTGACCATAATTCTATTTGTTCAGCACAGATCGCCGAGTTCAAGGGACAGGACATTGGGCAGGATTGCCGGAAGCCTCTGCGGACCATCACGGCAGGCGGCGGGGAGTTTGGTATTGTGCGGGTCACGCTGAACCGGACCGGCGGCATGGGGTACTGGCCCAAGGTGCGGGCACTGCTGAACCGATTCTGCGGGTACGACCTGGGGGACAATGAATGCCTGGTGCTGATGATCGGCGGCGTGGGGTACTACATAGCGGACATTACGCTGCGGATGTTGACGCCGAGGGAACTGTACAACGCCATGGGGTTTCCGCCGGACTACCAGATTGAACGGGACTATCTGGGGAACGCCTACCCGAAATCAAAGCAGGTGGCACGGTGCGGGAATGCGGTGTGTCCGCCTATGGCAGAGGCCATGGTGCGGGCCAACCTGCCGGAATGGTGCGGAGAGAAAATCACCACCATGGAGCGGCTGGGGGAGGTGCAGACGGCGTGAAAATAGCCCGGGTGTTTCCGACGAAAACGTCCATGTCCCCAACTGACCCGTTGGCTTTCTTCGGGCCGCCAACGCTGGACGCCATGGCGGCGGAGCCGGAGGCGGTACATATCAGCGTGACGTTTTCCTGGGATTTTCAAAGGGCCGATGACCTGTACTACCAGTGGGAAATGCTGGGTGTGCCGGTGGAGGTTGGCGGGCCAGCGTTTGGGGACCATATGAGCGAGAGCTTTACGCCGGGGCTGTATCTCCGTGAGGGAATGACCATTACGAGCCGAGGCTGCCCGAAGGACTGCTGGTTCTGTGACGTTGGCAAGTGCGCACGGGGTCGGGTGATTGAGCTGCCGGTGCAGGACGGCTGGAATGTTCTGGACGACAACATTCTGGCAACCAGTGATGAGCATTTTCGTGAGGTCACGAAAATGCTGCGGCGGCAAAAGCGGCCAGCAGTGTTCAGCGGCGGGCTGGAACCGGAGTATATGACACCCTGGAAAGCCGAGCAGCTTATGTCCATCAAGCCCAAGCGGATGTATACGGCCTATGACACCATGGACGACTACGAGCACTTGCGGGCCATGGCCGGGATGCTGGCGGATGCGGGCTACTCCTGGAAATCCCATGGGGTGCATTGCTATTTCCTGTGTGGGTATGACGGTGACGGCTTTACCGCTGCCGAAAAACGTGCGGAGCAGATCATGGGGCTGGGATTTTTGCCCTTTGCGATGCTCTACAGAGACGAATCGGGGCAGAGGAATTCCGAATGGATGAAATTCCAGAGGGAATGGGCCAATGCCGTGATTGTAGCCCGGAAGTTTGCGGACTTCTGGGCCGGAAAAGGAGGCTGAGTGCTGGGATGAAAGTAACTGTGCCGGATATGGAGAGTCAGTTTCGGGTGGTGGCCTGCGGGAACTGCGGGTGCGCCGGAGTGGGGTACCAGCAGGAAGAGAGCAAGGAGCACCGGTGGCGGGTGAAGTGCCCGGGGTGCGGGCAGAGCACGCCATGGTTCAAGGCAAAGCACGACGCGCAGATGGACTGGAATGGGAGGTTTGGGATCAGGACACATGGGTGGGGTACGGTTTACGGAAGAATGGGTACGGGAGTACCGGAAGAAACGGGAAGCGGAGAGCCGGAACGATGCTGAAGCTGGTGCCGCCCCTCATCAGTCTCGCTACGCGAGCCAGCTTCCCCCAGGGGAAGCCATTAGGGACGTAACTGCGGAGAGCCTAGGGAACGGGGGCGGTGGCACCCCTCATCAGACTCGGCGTTCCGCCAAGCCAGCTTCAAATTATGGTATAGCTGCCACTGGCAGCTATATTCCGTTAGATTCGCTGCGCGACGCACCGCAGAATTGTGGGATAGCTGCCACTGGCAGCTATGAGAGATTAGATTCGCTGCGCGACGCACCGCCCCCAGGGGAAGCCTTAAGGGGGGCGAAGTATGGGAATGAGAAGGTCTGCCGGGGCGGGAAGCGGTTTGACAGCAAGCACGAGGCGGCGGTTTATGAGGAGCTGCGGCTGCGGTGCATGGCGGGGGAATACCTGGGTCTGGGACTCCAGGTGGCGTTTTACCTGCCCGGGGGGATCAAGTATCTGGCGGACTTTGTGGCGATCACGAAGGGCGGCGGGATCGTGGTCATGGACGCCAAAAGCGAGGCAACCAGGCGGGACAAGGTTTACAGGCTGAAAAAGAGGCTGATGAAGGAGTGCCTGGGGCTGGAGATTCGAGAGGTTTGA